TTTACGTACTGCATGTATTCATCATGTACTTCTTGAGGTTCAGTTGCTTTTGGTAAAGTAAAGAACAGGTTGACGGACTGTGCTTGACACACAAACTCCTGTCTTTTTGCAGCATGTTCGACAATCCATATTTGATTTATCTCATTTGCTGTTTTAAATATTTCTTTTTCATCATCAGTAAGTATATCTAAGTGTTGAACAGAACCATCACTACCTGATATATCTTTCCAAAGATTCTCTAACTCTTTACCTTTTAATCCTTTAGATTTTAAAAGCTTTTCAAGGTATTTATTTTTTACTTGATAGCTTCCGGATAAAGTTTTGTGAGTATAGCAGTTAGCACGATAAGGCTCAATGCTAGGAGAAGTCCCACTACAAATGATACCGCTACTAGCATTAGGAGCAATAGCAAGGAGATTAGCATTCCGCTTACCGCTACCATGGATATCAGGAGCCTCGCCCCTTTCAATAGCCAACTCTTTAGTTGCTTCTGTCGCTTTGAGTTTAATGTAAGTAAATGCCTTAAAGTTAAACCCAGTTGCGTAAATGCCCTCAAAAGGAAGTGACCTACGTTGAAGATAAGCATGGAAACCCATAGCACCAAGACCGAGACTTCTTTCTCGATACGCTGAGTAGGCACTCTTGGTAAAGCCTTCTTTACCTTCTTTAACATATTTTTGAAAGCGTTTAAAATTCGCACTATATTCTCCTAGTTGTGTTGTATCTATTGCATTGTCAATATAATGTTGAATTATATTATCAAGCATGGTTATTAAATCTTGTATAAAGTTATCGTCCTTTGACCAGTCATCAAAGTGTTCTAAGTTTACAGAAGACAAACAACATACTGCTGTTCTTTCTTCATCAGTTGGTAAAGTTATTTCAGAACATAAATTACTTTGACGTATCTTAAGTCCTAAATCTTTTTGTGCTTTAGGTAAAGCTTCATTACACTTATCAATGTTGACCATGTAAGGCTCACCTGTTTCAGCTCTAGCATTTATTATCTGCCACCATAGTTCTCTAGCATTGATAGTCTTAACAGCTTCATTAGTCTTAGGGTCAATCAATCTCCAGTCTTCATCATTTTGTACAGCTTGTAAAAATGCATTAGTAATGTTTACACCGTTATGAAGATTAAGATTCTTTCTGTTTATATCTCCACCAGATTCTTTACGCATGTTAATGAACTCTTCAATCTCCGGATGAGATATATCCATGTAAGCTGCATAAGAACCACGTCTTGTTGTGCCTTGATTAAAGGCTAACATCTGTGAGTCTACTACGTGGATGAAAGGAATAGAACCAGTAGAACGACTGCCATGAGTAGTTGAAATACCGTTGCTCCTAATATCGCCCCAATATCCACCAATGCCTCCACCCGAACTTGCCAACCATATGTTCTCATCATAGTGAGCAGATAAACCACCCCTGCTGTCAGGAACATAATTGAGAAAACAACTGATAGGAAGCCCACGAGTGGTACCCCCGTTACTAAGAATAGGAGTGCTGAACATGAACCAACGAGAGGAAGCGTAGTTATAAAGTCTTTGAGCCAACTCAAAATCGGTCTCCCCTTTGAATGTTGCTCCGAAGACGGAGGCTCTTGCGAATGCTTCTTGTGCATGTGTTTCTCCTTCCCAAAAATATCTATCTTTGAGTGTGTCTAAACTAAATTTATCAAATGTCTTTTCTTTGTCATAGTCTATTTCAATTCCTAAGTAAGGCTTAGTTCCTATCTTATCTTCAACCATTGTCTTGTTCCTTATTGTTTACGTAGATTGCTATTATAGCATAGTGTATTATTTTATATAAGTCTAAGTTGTTCTTTCTGTCTTTCTTTCCAAACCTCATAGCATACTTCATAATGTTTCCAAGACAGAATCCTTCTCCATATCCAGAATCAATTATCATATCAGTTGCTTGGTACTTACCGTTAGCATAGTGTTGAGCATATGTATTACCTATGTATGCTTTTAGTTCATTTAATATTTTATCTTCGTTAAATTTATAATTCACTTTTCCATTCCTCCGGTAATGTCTCTTCACTATACCATGTAAAATTATTTGTATCTGCCCATTCAGCATGAGTTCTTTTTGTTTTATCTTTTCTTACCTTTGCACCCGGCATAGGTGAGTAAGGTTTTTGAAAAAGAAAAACTAACTCATAATTATTAGGTAATGCTTTTCTAATATGTAAGTACTTACTATACTCTGCATAGTCCCAGAACCTACCTTTAGCTTCTAGTAATATTGTTTTACCATCTATAACTTTTACAAAGTCTGCTTCATATTTATGTTGAACAACATACTCTATAGTATCCCAATGATGTTTCCAATCCTTGAGAAGTGTTTGATGTATATCATATTCCCAAGCACTATCGTATCCTTTAGGTACGTTAATCTTTTTAGGTCTTGGCTTTCTTGGTACTCTTCTAGGCATTCAAATCTTCCAAAGTAATGTTTGGATTATTCTTTACCTTTTTATAAAACCATCTAAGACTATAGGCACTTAACATAAATCTATTATTAGCAAAGATATGTGTTTGTTCTGGTAGAAACTCAGGTAAGTTTTTCTTAGTAATCTTAGTAGCATCTTCTCCTTCAGGTACCATAGTTCTTATCCAACTAATAAGGAGTTCTTCTGCTTTTCTTCTTAAGGCTTTTGCTTTTCTACCATTCATATCTGTGTAACCTCTATAACATTAGGTGGTTTAGGTACTTGAGTTAAGTATCTATAACCTGTTGAATATTTAAACACTCTTAAACCTTTACCATCGTTAGCATCTTTATGACATTCAAACTTATGTCTACAGTATACACAACCTCTAGCAAGTTTCATGTTACCAGACTTACCATCTGGTTCGTCATCATAACATTTATCAGGAGGAGTAGATAACTTAACAGCTTTTTTAATATCAGTTATTTTCTTTTTGATATTAGGCTTATCAAAGTTATCAGGTTTAAACATAGCTAACTCCCCAGACTCTTTGTTAAGAGCAAGGAAGCCACCATTCTTAGTTCCTTCTGCTTGTTCGTATCCTGCAAGTTGAGCCATGTAACCAAAAGCATCATCCTCTGCTAGTGTTCCGTCTCTAAACTTTTTAAATGCAAAACCAGAAGCAGTCTTTACATCTACAACTTCTCCATCAATAACACAGTCCATGTGTCCTTTGATTCCGGATACGGTTATTTCTTTTTGTTCATTAGTAACTTCATGTCCAGATAACTTAACAAGAAATAAAACTATCTCTTCAAGTAAATGTCCGTACAAGAACTTAATAAATGTAGGTGGAGAGATGACCTCTGTTGTATCAGATTCAGAGTTCATTTCATACCACAATTGTCTAGGCTGTTTGCCTATGTTAGACATACGTAAGGCAGGTTTACCTCGTGGACTAGGGTGTGACCAAGAGTAGAGAATCTCTTTCATGGACTCTCCAAACTGTTCTATTGTGTCCTCATCTATGTCAAGATGTTCGCCTTTTCCTAAAGCCGACAATTTATTATATATATCTTCTACTAATGTGTCAAGTGTTTTTTTATTTTTTTTCATCTTCTGACTCCTTGAAAGCTTTAATTACATCTGATGAAAATAATTTTTGAAGGCTAACAAGGAACATTCTACTAGCATTGTGGTCTCCACCACATACAGTTTTAAAACTATCAAGTTCATCAACTATAGTTCTAAGTACATCTGTTTTAAATACTAACGTACAAAACTCATTATCTCCTACACATAAATTATGAAACCAATAATCTGATTCAGTTGCTCTGATACCAGAAGGTTTATTCCAACATTCATATTCAATACATATATTACCTGTCTTCATCCATGTATCTCTTTCTGATTTAACTTCTATCTTCTTACCTGTTAGCATGTCTGCTATCTTTTGTTCTCTTATCTCTCCATACTGTAAATCTAAATCAAATTTCTTTTGGTCTTTCTTAGTGGGTTTCACTCCAATTGTCTCCTATTTTGTATTCGCCATCCAAAGGACAACGAAGGTTAAAATGTTCTCCTGCTTTCACAATACTATCTACAGCAAACTCTCCAACAAAATCAGCTTTATCTTCTGGCACTTCTATCTGCCACTCATCGTGTATGTTAGCAACGAACTTATATTCTACTGCATTTAATTTTAATACGTTATCTAATAAAACTAATCCTTGCTTCATTATAATAGCACCTGCACCTTGAAGTAAAGTGTTCAAAGCTGAATGAGCATTACGTATATAAAGTTTTCTACCGTCTAATCCTTTGAGATAACCTTTTGCTGATGCTCTTTGTACTCTGTCTCTAAGAGCTTTAAATGTAGGTTTATTATCAAAGAAATATTGTCTAGCTCTTTTACCATCTGCTGTACTTCCTCCAACCACAGAGCCAAGCTTTTCATCTCCTGCTCCGTACATGAGGGCATAGATGAATGTCTTTGCCTTATCTCTTGATTCAAGCTTTGCAAGTTTTTGATTAGAGGTGTGTATGTCTCCGTTAATGATTTCATTTGTGTACTCCTCGTCATTCATATAGTGAGCTAACATTCTAATCTCAAGACCAGAAGCATCAACTCCAAGTAAAACATTACCTTCTTCTACAGTCCAACATGCTCTACATTCTTTACCATAAGGACTATAGACTGCCGGTACCTGTGCCATGTTAGGATTTCTATGTGTCATCCTACCTGTGATAGCACCATTAGGTATTACAAAGCCATGAACTCTTCCATCTTCTTGAACAGCTTCAACCCAAGAGTCAACTTGAGCTATACGTTTTTGAAGCAGTAAGAAGTCTGCTATAAGTTTGGCTTCATGTATGTGTGTGATTGCTGATAGAGTTTTCTCATCTACTATTGGTTGACCTGTAGGTGTAAACCTTTCTGGCTTCCAACCAAAGTCTACAAGATATTCTCCAATCTGTTTACGACTACCAAGATTAAAATCCTGTAGTGTTTGTCTCATAAAAGGTTCAAAGTTATTTGTATCTAAACATCTTTGATATTCATCATCTGTAAGTCCACGTTTAGATAAGTCTCCGTCTTTCTTTATGTAAGGTGTGACTAACTTATCATCTACCCATTTAGGTTTAAATGTATTATGAACTTCATCTTCAATGGCTTGTTTCTTTTCTCTAAGTTCAGCTAATAAAAGTTGAGCTTTCATTTCATCAAACTTGAATCCATTTAACTCTTGTTGTTTCATTATCCTAGCTACATCTTGTTCTATAGATATAGACTGTTTAGAGAATCCTTTACTTTCTTCTCTAAGTTTCTTTAGAACTAAAGCATTGACTTGTACATCTCTAACACAATAGTCTAACATCTCTTTGGAATAGTTAAGATAGTCTGAGAACTCTATCTTATGGTAGCCTAATTTATATCCCCACTTCTCAAGGC